TAATTAGTTCGTCAATACCTTTTAGTTCTTCTTCCTCGATGAAGCGTACTGCTTTGAACGTCAACGACGGGAAGTCCCCTTGCTCGTTAAACCCTAACTGGGTCACCACATACTTCGGGTCTACTCCACGTTTGGCTAACTGCGCTCCGTACTGCCCTAACGTCTTGAGGGCGTATGCCGTTACCTTAAGTAACATGATGTCGTCTACGCTATCGATGTTAGCAACGCAAAGCCTCATCGAGTCTGAGCATGACTTACCCTTACCTCCTTTATCGGTGATACGGGAGCCCCACTGGTTGTGAGGACAGATGGAACACTTCTTAGACTGTGGGGCATCCGCATTTTCTGCTGGGGACGTACCATTGTTGGAGTAGCATGTTGGTTTAACAAACCCCCCGTCTTCAAAGCCGTCCGCGTAATAAACTTTCGACTTGTTTGGGTTAGCCTCCAAGATGACCACGTCTAACGTGTCCTGCCCGATTTCTTCCCGCATGTCGCCATGTTCCATGTAGAACGATTGTAATTTAGTTGTGAGTCGCTTGAACCCTTCAGCACTACCAGCCGCTGCGAACGGGTTGGTACCACTGAAAGTTCCTTTTAGGTGTGCAGGTAAGTCTGCGTCTAGTTTAATCATATCGCTCATACTATTTACGTCTAAAGTTAACCACTTGGGTTTCGTTCCAGTTCACACCCGGTGGTAGGTCTGCGTTTTCTTCTTTGTACTGAAGTATCGCTGTCTTGTTAACACGGCGCTCTAGCATTTCCCACGCATTGTCTTCTTTGATGTGCTCTAGTAACGCGTCCCAATCAGCAACTGTCGCTGATACTCTTGTGGAGCGGTACGCCGTACCCGACTCTTTGGAAGACACGTTGTCTATACCACGCTCGTTAAAGCGCTTCAAGAACTCCACTTCGATGTTACTTTGCTTCTCTTTATCTCCCGCGTCGTCCGCGTTGTAGTCCGCTTTTCTACGGGCTCTACGGTCGCGCAGTGCGATGAATAGTTTCAATAAAGAACCATCATCCATTTCACTTGCTTTAGCCATTACTGCTCTCCTTTTTGTTTACTAACCAATTGTTAATGTCAGCCTCGTCCCAACGAAGAACCTTTTGAGAGACTCTTATAGGTTGGGGAAAACTAACTTCACGCCTACGTAGAGCCGGTAAAGCGCCCTTCGTAATTCCTAATTTTTCCGAAACTTCTTCCGGTCTAAGTAAGTTCATATAAGTCTAAATCCTTCCGTATGTGTTCAAGAGAGTACAAGAATACCCTACTAGTACGAACGTGTCAAGCTATATGTTCGCCTCTGTGTGCTTTTATTTCATCAAGCAACGCACCTTGCATTTTTTGTTTGTTCTTGAGCCTTGCGTACATACGTTTCTCGACTTTTGTCCCCTCAAGCATGATGATAAAGTTATTCATTTTCTGCCCCGGTCTGTTGATACGACCATTAGCTTGCTCGAATGTTTCGTTAGATGTTACGCACGAGTACCAAACGATAGTACTAGCCGCTGTCAGGGTCAGACCATGTGACATCGCAGCCGGTTGGGCTACTATAACCTTAAGGTCTTTCCCTTTTTGGAAGTCTCCGAATATACGGTCGCGCTCGTTCTTACTAACTCCACCGTAAATAGTTTCTACCGTGAAGTGCTTAGCTAGTTCCCTCGAGACCATCTTGACTGACGATACATAAGGTACGAACACAATTACTTTACCTTCAGCCGCGCTGATAATATCTTTTGTTTCTTGGATGCGTGGGTTAGAAGGTATAGTCACCTCAGTACCGTCATCGGCGTAGACAACACCACACGCTATTTGTATTAACTTGCCTAACTTAACCGCTTCGTTAACTGCTGTGATGGCACCACTGTCTGCTTGAGTCCGCAAGCGGGTAAGCATTTCGTTGTAGGCCTTGTTCTGTTCCTTGGTTAAACTTACTTGTCGGGTCTCGTACATTAGAGGGGGTAGGTCTACACACTCGTCCCTAGTGAATCTAACTGACGGTTGCATAACCTCTTTGACCATGTCTAACGCATCGGGTTTAGGTTGCCATATAAACTGAGTTATCTGTCGCATCACTTGCATCTTGAACCTATTGAAGTAAGGCGGAACCTTTTCAGGTACCAACAACTTACACTGAGCCCATGCGTCAGTTGGAGCGTTAGGGGTCGGTGTGCCCGTCATACCCCAACAGGCACGCTTTGGTGTATGCCTATTAACTATTGTGTTAATTACTTTCCACTTATCAGTACCCGCGTTTCTTGCACACTGAGCAATCTCGTCTACAACAACTAGACCGATGTCGGGCCTAGTACGAAGGTCTTCTTCGATTATAGCGACACCGTCATGGTTAATAATGTACACGTCCACATCTAGGGCGAGTAGCTTCTTGCGCTTTTCTCTTGTCCCATGCACAACTGAGAACGTCAGGTGTGGAAAGTGGTTAAACAACTCGTCTGCCCATGTTCGTTCCAACGTAGACAGCGGAGCTATGACTAATAATTTCTCTGCATCGCCTATACTACGTAGGTAGTCGTACGCCCATAAAGACGCTAACGATTTCCCCGTACCTAATTCACTTAAGTTGAACGCTCGCTTGTACATAGATAGAAAAGCTGCGGCTTCTAGCTGAGCCTTAAAGGGTTTAAACCTACCCGGCCACTCGTAGTGGTGCCTTATCGGCGCCGGTGCGTCAAATCCTAAGCTGCGTAGCACCTTGGTTTCGTCCATCTTGTGGGGTACTGCTACTAACGTTTCCCCTTTTACTTTTATCGTCTTTGCTGACGTTATAACATTGAGTATCTTGTCCGGTTCTTTGACCTTAAGTACTAGCGCCCTCTTCTTTTTCCAAACCAACATGTTCTGTCTCCTCGATTAACTTCTCTAAGTAGTGCTGTGCCTTATGTAGGTCTACAATACCGTTCTTTTCTTTGTAGCGACACACGTACTTAATGATGTTGCCCTCCAAGTAACCGAGTTTGTTTGCGACTATAAAGTCCCAAGGCTGTATCTCAGTCTGGTAGTGTGCACCGCTGACTTGCCTATCGTTTGCTATCATTTACTTTCTCCCTTTTTTGTACATCTCCGGGTTTTTCGCGCGCCACCCTCTGTTTTCTTTTTGGGTAACTACCCTAGTGTTTGAGTCTTTGGCACTACCGCCCTTAGCTAAAGGTTTCTTGTGGTCAACGTCTTTACCGTCTCCCTTCGTAACTGTACCTTTTGCTATAGCGTGTCGTCGTGCTTTGTTCTGAGCCACGCGCTTAGCTTGCACGCTTGGTTTCTTGTTGTATGCCGCTTTGGTTTTAAGCGACTTAGCCGATGTCTTGGGCATTGATTACCTCCTTAACTTGTTCAACGTCGTCAACTACAATAGCAAGACCCTCTGCATTATTAATACCTTCTATCTCTCGGTCTTGGTTTGGAGTTGTGTTCTTTAACTTACCGGGTGCCTTAGTCTCAAAAGCCATGAAGCGACCTTTGTAACACACTAAGATGTCGGGACATCCCGAACGTCCCATGCCGTTTGAAACCGGCATGTAGTACCACGCACCTATTGATACTAAATAGTCTTTGACTTTCTTTTTAACTTTACCTTCAGGTGTCATACCCATAATCTATACTCCACAAAATTCACATAGCTTACTACCGACCGGGCACCAATTGCGACACAGTCCTGACGGTTTGGCTTGCCACTTATCGGTGTCAAATGCTATCTCTAGGCGCTTAGTCCTAGGTAAAAACTCAGCCCAAATGTCTGTGATGTCATCTCTAGTGAATACTGCCTTGTCAAACTTACCGAACTTAAACCAAATGAAACCTGTTACCACCTTGTCTACCCAAGGGTAGTAGATGAACGCCAATGCGGCGAACAGTTTAAGTTGGTTAGAGTCCGGCTTGTGTTTGCCCGTTTTCCAATCTAGTAAGTACGCTGTCTTCGAGCCTACTACACCGATGTCAACGATACCTCTACACCATACGTCCTTCGCCATCCACTTGGTAGGCTTGAAGTTGTTGTTGATAGCCATACGTTGCTCAACTAACCGCTTACCTTCGTATGTGAATATCTTATCCACGTACTTCTTGTACTTCTGTAAGTCTTTAGGTAGTTGCGCTGTACCATTAGCGTAGTCCTCGAGGTGCTTGTGTACTTTATTACCCCAAAGCGATGCTTCGTGTTGTTTCTCGTGAGCCTCTTTAGTTACTCGTGTCAGTTGGTATCTACGTGGGCACGTCTCGAACGCTGTTAGCGCTGAGTAACTCCACGGTTTAGTTAAAGTCGATTTCATCCGGTTCCTCATCCTTATGTTCTTTTATGCACTTGTTAAGGTAGTAGTCAAACGCGTCATCATAGTCAACGCCTTGTACTGCTACGCGGTCTGCATAATCTTCCGCCATTTCTTCACATTTTTCTAAATAATCCATTTCTTTCCTCAATGTTCTAATTGGTTACTCCTCCGAGCCTCTGAAAGAGTGTACCCTACACTACAGGTACTGTGGAACAAATAGTGTTTATTTTGCAGCGCCATACGTGTCAGCTATGTCTCCTTCGCTCCACGTAAGTAGTTCCGGCCACCATGTTG